CCCTGACTTTCGCCAGCGCCTGCTGGGCTTTCCTGTCGCTGGCCGCTTCTATCAGCCTGGTGGAGTCTGCCAGCGCTTCGGTCAGGAAGGGCTGCGGCGCGATGTTGTGAGCTGCCCAGCCATAGTGGATGACAGGGGCATACACCAGCTCTGACTGCACCACAGCCTCACCCTTGCCCAGCCCCTTTGCGTAGACAGAGCGCGCCAGGGTGCCGCTGCGCTTGGGTGCTCGGGCAGCTGCCCGCTGGGCCACCATGCGCGCGCTGTCGCTCTGGTCCATGTCGGCCAGGTCAGCCTCAGCTGCGCGCAGGGTGCGGTTCAGCGTTTCGTCACCATCCACGCTGATGCGCTCAGCCATCAGGCCTCGACCAGCTCACGCTGCTCATCAGCAGCCGCGCCAGTGCCATCCCCATACGTGTATGCGGGCTGACCCACCAGGGCAAACTCGAAATCGGCAGCCATCGTTTCCGTGGTGGTGCCACCCCCAAAGTCCAGCGGGTCGATGATGCACTTGCCCGTAGCTGTGGTGCCCGCGTCATTGTTCGGGGTGAACGTGAAATCCTGCTGGGTGCCAGGGTTGTCCTGGGTGAGCGCGAAAAACCCTGTGTCCTCTGCGATATCCAGGTCCACGTTTCCGCCGATGGTGTAGTCATACGTCGTCGCGCCTGGCACCACATCACCACACAGCTTCGTGACGTTATCGCCCTGATTCTTGCTGGCTGCGATAACGGCATTGTTGATGAGGCACGAAATGTCAATCTCCGTGCCCGTGGCGCCGATTTTCAGCACGCCTGGTCCCAGCGGCCAGCCTTCTCCTGCGGTCACGCTCATGCTGCCTGTCCTCTCATCGTGATGCGCAGGCGTAGGCCTGGCATGGCTGTCTGACTGTCAAAGCGCACTTGCACGGGCTCTGCCAGCTCCACCACAGCCAGCAGCCACAGCACGCTGACCAGCTGGCCCAGCAGTCCGTCTGCCGCTTCCACGGTGGTGGTGGCATAGCCCGCTGGCAGCAGGGCATACACGTCATAGGTGGCGCGGCCAGGAAGGGCCAGCGACCCTGCAAAGGTGGTCTGCACCCAGGTGGGCCACGCGGCGCCTTCTGTGGGCACGTCAGGCACGTTAGGGCTGGCACTGAGCCCTGGCACCGTAGCCAGCGCGGCCACCAGCTGCTCCCTGCTGCCTACGGGCACCACCGTCTGGGTGCCCAGCTTCGTGCTCATGCCAGCACCTGGCGCCTAAAAGGCTTCTCATGCTCGCTGATGAGCGCGTCAAAGGCTGGCAGGTTCTGGGGCCCAAATTCCCCACCGTCTAGCCCCACCATGCCCAGCGGCAGGTTTTTAGCGGCACACTCGCGCTGAATGCGCCGCAGCAGCGCCTGCGCCAGCGCGTCTGGGTATTGGTCATTGGGCTCTGGGGTTTCCTGACCTGGCCAGGTGCAGCGTGCCAGCTGGTCAGTCAGCGCTGTCATGCGCATGCGCTCCAGCTCATCGTCAGACAGCACGGTGGCAGGCACGCGGATATAGCTGCGCACCGTGGCCAGGTCAGGAATGTCACCCATGGTCAGCTGACCCCTTACGGCGCTGCGGGCAGGGTGTAGCGCGTGAAAGCGTCAGGCGCCACATTCAGGAAGGCAGCAAACCCTGCATAGCCCACCAGCTGGCCCAGCACATCGGGCTCGCCCACCTGCATGAGCCCGTCCACATCCTCATACCATTCCGCGAGCCTGCTGGGGCCAGTAATCATGGTGCCATTGGGGAAATGCTGGTCCACCACGAGCTGCAGCCCCTGGGGGTTTCCACCCTGGTTAGTCAGACTGAGCTGGGGGAATGCTGGGGTGCCATTGGCATTGAAAGTGCCACCCAGCTGGGCCCACACGTCAGGGCTGACCCACATGGTGTCAGGCAGCCCACCACCACTGGTCAGCGCGTCTGCAGCGCCCTCATACATGGCGCCGATAATGGCGTCACCAGTGGCATCAGGGATGACCACAGGCACGTTAGTGCTCACGCTGGCCACAAAGTCAGCGCAGGCAGCAGCGCAGGTGGTGATGGCGTAGACCACTGCGAAATCGTCAAAGACAATCTGCAGGATGCCGGGGCTGGTCCACTTGATGTCCTGGCGCGAGATATTCAGGTGGCCTGCGTATGTCTTTGCCACCACGTCCAGCTCCAGCACAGTGAGCTTCTGGCTGGCAGTGAGTGTCTTTTCTGCAGCCTGCTCAGCCACAGCCACATGCTGGTCCACGTAGGGGCGCGAAAACTTGCCAGCGGGCAGTGCCTTACGGCTGATGCTGGTGATGAAAGGCCTGCTCCCATCAATCAGGTTGAGCACGGGCCCTAGCACTGGCTTGGGCACCAGGCCTGGGTTATCAGCCAGCAGCTGGTGCTGGGTGGCGCGCTCTAGCTTCTCCATAGCGTCAGGCGCCTTCATCACCATGGCCCTGTGGACTGTGACTGCGTAGTCACCAGCAGTGGGGAAGTCAGCCAGCAGGTCGTATGCCTCTGGCTGGGTGGGGCCACTGCGCACCACCTGGGGCGCTGTGCGCACCTTGCTGCGGATATCAGCCACCTGGGCAGCGTCAGTCTCCATCTGCGCATAGCGGCTGATAGCGGGCTGCAGGTCAGTCAGGCGCTGCTGGTCCCTGTCCACCTGCTGCTGCTCAGTGTCCGTTACGTCTCTGTTTTCCTCTGCGGCGCGATTGACAATGGTGTCAATGCCAGCGCGCACCTGGTCGTATTCCTCATTTAGCCGGTCGAGATAGGCACCCATGGCCCAATCACCTTTGCGATAGCACGTTATCGCCAGGGTGGCCGCTGTGTTCTCAGGCAGATGCGGGGTGGCAGGTCACTGGCGCGCCTGGGTGGCCGCTATCAATACCCCACGCGGGGTGGCTGGTCACTTCTGGCGACGACGCTAGCCCCAGGTGGTCGCGGGGGTCAATAGCGCCCCGATAGGCGCACCAGGCCAGGCGCCTGCTGCCTTGGGGCCATAAAACAGGCCACTGGAGATATCCAAATACACAGCGCCATCAATGCCTAGCCCTGCAGCTGGCGCGCCTGCGCCTGCCAGGAAGGTGCCCGCACCAGAGACACCTGGGGGCCCCTGCGGGCCTGGGTCACCCTGCGGGCCTGGGTCACCCTGCGGGCCAGCCACAGAGCTGTCAGCGCCAGCGGGCCCAGCAGGACCAGCAGGACCAGCGGGCCCCTGGGGGCCAGCGGGCCCTGGGGTGCCACCAGCTGCAGGTGCTGCTGCTGCGCGCGGGGTGTCACGGCGCGGAACGCTCAGCGGCATGGGGTGCCCCTTCTGCGCCGTAGCCCAGCGCTTTCAGCGCGTCCAGTCGCGGGGTGGAGCTGCCCGCATTCACCACCACATGCTCACGCGCCACCAGCACCCCTGCCCCTGCATATTGGGGCACAGCCGTGGCAGCGACATGGGACAGCCCGCAGGCTTCCCTGGTCAGCACAGGCTGGCCTGCGACCACTTCCCTGCGGCTGCGATAGACACGCGCCGATACTGACCAGCCAGCCAGCTCACCAGCGCGCGCAGCTTCTGCCTGGGGGTGGTGCCTATCGATACGGAAGGAAGGCCACAGGCCTTGCGTGTCCTCATGGATAGCGACACAGCGCCCCAGGTATCGGTCACCTTCGTCCCCCTGGTGGCCCACCATCAGATTGACCCAGCGGCCACCCTTCTGCACATCACGCTGGAAGCATCCCTGCGCGAAAGTCTCACGGTAGAAGCTCAGCCCATCGTCAGACACCAGGCATTCAGTGTCATAAGGGACTGCTAGCCCGTACAGGGTCCAGCCATCCCCTGTGGTTTCCATGGGCGCAGCGGCACTGCGCTGAATCAGTAGCTCACTCATGGCACTGTCACTTCCACAGTCTCGACAGACACGACATGGCAGGGCACCACCTGGCCGCTGCCTGGTGGCCATTCCATTTCCCACCAGGCTTCCCAGGCGGGCACATGCAGCACGCCTGGCCCCAGCTCGAAATCATCAGCCATCT